GCTCTGATTTTATCAACTTCTGCATAGAATGCAGGATTATTTTTCCTATCCTTTTCCCTTGCTTGATCTTCTCTCCACTTCTTAGCACGAGCGTAACCAGAAGCACTGATCTTTTCATCAACCAGTTCTGACTCTTCACTGACTGCCTTCTTAACTTTACCAGCAAATTTAAGAGTGCCACTAACACCTTTCTTAAATCCTTTTGCGAATTCCTTCACACGTTTCTCTGGTACTTTACCTGCTGCTCTTGCTTTGTTGTGTCTCTCAACACCCTTCTTAACAGCATCACCCACCTTACCTAACAATCCTTTCTTGGAAGTTGGTTTTGTTGGTTGAGTTTTCTTAGCAGTCTTGACTGCCTTCTCTACCTTAGCAACTGTCTCTGCTTTCTTCTTAGGTTTTACTGCTGGTTTCCTTACAGTAGCCTTAGCAACTGGTTTTGCTTTCTTCTTAGCAGGTGCTTTCTCTTTATAATCGGTACTATCTTCAGTCTCACCAGACCTCTTGGCATATGACTTAGAGTACTCACCTTTACCTGCTTTCTTCTTAGCAGCATCAGACTTATTAACAGCAGCCTTCACCTTCTCATATGAAGGTGCTTTAACTGATGCCTTTCTTGCTGACCGTTCCTCATTGAGTTCTTCAATAGGATCGATAACAAAATTAACAAAGTCTTCTAGTCCAACTTCATTAATGATTTGGTCTAAACCATCTTCATTAATACCTTCTTCAAAGAAGTAGTCAGCAGACACTTCTACACTAGCATTAATCCACTCTTCAGTTAAGTCTACAGACTCACATGTAGGACCATCATTAGACTCATTCTTTTCACGACGTTGCTCACACTTAATACAAGTGCAATCTTCACCATGCTGGTCCTTCTCTGTAAGATCTTTCTGGGAAGGATTGATCTTTACTTTAGTTTTTTTCTCGTTAAGTGCTTTAAAACTTAGCATCACTCCTCCTCTAAATTTAGAATGCCTTGTATTTCTTCATCACTGAACAGACCAGATTCTACTAGTTCGTCAATGATTTCAGTCTCCTCTCTGTTAAGTCTCTTCTTAGCTTGTGCTGTGTAGAGTCTTGATGCTTGAGCAGATTTCTTAGCAGCACCTTCTTTGTCACCAGCAGCTGCCTTCTTACCACGTTCAACATCTGCTTTCTTAGATGCCTTAAGTGCTAGGTCAGGAGAGATTTCATTAACAATCTCTACTTCTTCCTTTTGATTTTTCTTCTTCTCTTCCTTCTCTCTCTTAGAGATCTTACCATCAGTGTCAGATTTCTCATACCACTTTCCATCACCATCGTCGTCTTGCCAACGTTCTTTATCTTTCTTTTCCTCCTTCTTCTTCTCCTGCACCTCTTGGTAGGCAGCAGTCATATCAGGAAGGGGGTCTCTATTGGTATGTAACATGTTAATGAGAGGTCTTGTCCTTTTTATTTATCTTCTTTATAAACTCTCCAGGGGTTAACTTCTTCATATAGTTAGTAAGTTCATCCGTACCCATTTCACCTGCTGGCGTGAAATTAAATCCTTTGAGGTCATTCTGCTCAATCAAATCCTTTAACCAAGAACGAAATATGTTTTCATTCTCATCAATACTGATAACATAATTGCTACCACGACTGACAATCTTAGAGATGATTCCTGTGTTAACATTCTCAACAAAGGTTCCTACATTTAAAATAGTACCTTCAAAGTATGCTTCTCTTAAAGACTTCTCATCTAACTTGGGTGCTATCTCATATAAAAGATAAGAAGCTTCGCTGAAATCTTCTTGTACTTCTACAGACATCTTTGCTTGTAGAGCAGAGAACAATGCTTCACAATCTTTTGGCTTCATTGCCTTAGTACATCCTTTCTTAAAGGTGTCATAATCATCATCAACTGCTGCTTTACGTTGCTTAGAAGCAGACATACCTGATACATCATCAGAGTCTGGATCTCTCGCACCTGCTGATACAACATTTATTTTCTCAAAATTATATGCCTTACCGTTATACTTGTTAGCTAACGAATTGAACTCAGAAACCCTATCGCCACCCACGACGATGTTAACACTGCTAAACCCTTCAGAATCCAAGGTACTGAGTACATCGAAAATAGTACGCATGTCAGGAGAATTAATAATCCTGGCAGAATGTTCTGGATAAGCCTTCCGCATATAATTAATCTTCTCTTCTGGGCTGAGGGGGTTCTTCTTAGGATCCTCCGTCCTTGAGGGGTATATTCTATATTCTCCATTTTTGCTTGCTGATTTTACTCTGCGTATCAGCGTCTCGTGGCCAGTAGTAGGTGGATTAAATCTTCCAAATGTAATAGATACCTCGCCTTGATCGACCTTATCCTTGCTACCTCCTTCGTCTTCTTGTCCACTTTGACCCTGTGCAGATGGGACTTGGGATGGGTCTAACTTTACTAACTTCCCACCCTTACTCATGTGAGTTACGTTGCCTCTTACATCGGCATACTTACCGTAACCTACGTGAGTTAGTTGTAATTTTTCTGCTTGACCAGCTGCCTGAGATCTCTCTGCCTCAGCTAGGAAAGAGCTAAACTTCTTCATATGACCAATTTTTATCTAAATTAAAGTTTGCTTTACTAAATTCCCAACGATCTACAATCTTGTATGGATTGTCTGAACATATCACGAACCCTTCATGTTTGGAGGGGTCTCCATTGATAAAACATTCAACGTTTCCATCTACCTTGATGGCATTGAGTAGCCGCTGTTTCAAATCGAGGATCATAAACCATACCTTAAAGGTATAAACATTCACCTCACTCTTATATTTATCATCTAACTCACTGTACATTTGTTCAGCAGACATATCTTGCCACCAACCCACGGAAACATAACTGTTTATATGCTTAGAAATCTCCATCAAATAATAATTATATCCCTTCTTTCTAACAGGTGCTTGCATCTTCCAAACAGGAATGATGAATGGTATCAAGTGCCTCCATCCTAGTGGTGGTTTGATGTGTGCATTGTTAGTCTCAACAAAGAAACAATCCTCAGTCGATTCTAAGGTGACACCAATCTTTGCCTCCGCTTCAGGACTGACCTCAGTATACTCTGTATGAGGTGCAACAACTATCTTTTGCGGAATTTCCTCTGGGAAGAGGTACTCAACAGTATTTGGTTGGTACAATCTACCTGTCATACCAACACCTATCCAGTCTCCCTGATAGATCTTATCAGTTCTAGGAAGATACTCCAAGCATAACTTAAGAATATCTGCCACTGGTCCTTTATGATTACATACTATATCATCAACAGTATAATTTATTTTAACCTGTCTCTTATTAAAGACTGACTTAGTACCAACAAAGAACTGTCCATTAGAAGGATTAGTACCCCACACTATAGCAGGTGCTCCATCCCATTTAACAGATAACTTCGTTGCCTTAACTAATTCTCTTAGTGTTTCCCAAACTACCTTCCTTCCGTGTAAAACTGAATCTTCTGGATGACGGAGGTGCTTGTTTGGCATAGGTGTCTCTCGATTACCCCTGTATTATAATCCATTTCAGAGGGTTGTGTGCCAGTAGTGTGCCAGTTTGTTATTTGACCACCACGTAGAAGCAAGATTCCCAGATCTTATTAGCTTCATCCATAGGAATAGCATTCAATTCTTTATCTTTAGCAGTACCAATCTCACCACCTAATTGTTTAGCAGCTCTCTTTCTTATTTCTATTTGTGATTTAGAAACACCAGCACCAAACCCCTGTGATGCTGCCAAATTAAATAAATTCTCAGTGGTTATATCTTTCATCATTTGTTTCGTTATCTTATCCATTGCTATTGCAACCTCACCAGCGTGAGTTTTATTCAACCACTTCTCTTCCTCACTCTTAGCACCCCTAACAGCAGCAGCATCCCACATTTTATTATTAATCTTCTTATATAATTCCTGTGTATATGGTGCTATCTCTTGAGCAAATGATTCTTTATCTTTATTAAAAGCTTTAACATACTTTCCTCTACCCAACCACTCTCTACCAGTTACAGCAGTCCAATACTTCTTCTTTAAACCAGAAAATTTCTCCTGGTTTCTAATAGAATTCAACTCTTTAATACCAGTCATATCAGTTTCCTTGATTAGCCACTGATAGTTCTCTGTACCCATAGAACCATATCTAGCACCTGAACCAGACCCACCTTCAATTTCAAGTCTTGCACCACCAGACTTAACTGTCTTTGTTTTTATAGATCCATTAATATAATCTTTCTTTTCTACCTTCCCTGTCTCTATATTAACCTTATCGACAGCAAATCTAATCTTAGCATCTTGATTACTATCAGTAAATTCTATCTTAGTATATCTAACAACCTTCTTAACAGCATCAAACTTATCATTTTCAAAAGTAATCATAACTCTACCACCACTAGGTGCTTTCAATGAGACAGGAAATATATTACCCCTCCTAAATTGATCACGAATAAAATTATTCAACTTATTCATATAGTCAACACAGTACTCTGGATTATTCATAATCCTATTCTTATGGACATTAATGAATACCTTTAATTGAGCATCACATTTTGTACTTATTATCCATACATCAGATGGATTCCATTTATCTTTATCAACTCTTCCTTTAAATCCTAACTTACCCTTAACCTTTTTAGATATTGCTTCATAAGCTTTGTATGGATTTATTGCTGGTGGTAATGAGTCAGCTCTCATAGCACGATACTTACCCTGCCCAACTTTAATCTTACTATTACCAAAAAACTTTTCCATCTGCATAACCAAATTGTTATGCCACCTCTGGTCCTTTTGATTTAAGAACTCACCAATCTTACTAACCCTAGACACTAATGCTGGATCAGTATTAACCTTATCCACAACACTATTAAGTCCTAGATCTCTAGTCCACTTATTAAGATCAGTTGAATTTTTAAATTTATTAAAATCTTTTGGTTCTAATTCACTTTGCTTACCTTTATTCCATATAGCAAAGTAATAGCAAAACATAGCTTCACTAAGAACCTCAACATCTTTGTTACTTATTGCCATTAATCCAGACGCAGGTCTCCAATAATATTTATTCTTCAAACGTTGTGAGTTTAGTATACTTCTCATACAACTTACCCATCTCTGGTTCTGTTGCACGAGATTTCCACATCTGTTGTAGTATAAGTTTCATATCATCCATTGGTACTACAACAGATAGATTGCCGTGCGTATATGCTTCGGTCATCTTGGTATCCAATCAGTATCAAATGCAGAATCAGCATCACCATAGAATCCTACAGGAACTATATTAAATGCTAGAGATCTCCTATCCTTATCTGAGTTATTCATCGCTACCTTATGTTCAAGATAACTAGGAAAGAATATTAATATATTTTCTTGTACTGGTAATGACCAACTCATAGCATTTGTCATATGAATCTGTTGAGGAGGGAGATGAAAAGACTTTAAATGTTCAATAGGACTATCAAAATCTATACCACCCATGTCATCAGTATACTCGTCATAATAATAGACACCACTATAGTAACTATTCTTATGAGCATGGAACTGTGAATCTGTACCTGGTTCTGTCTTAGTTAACCAAGATGTAGATATAATATACTCTCCTTCACCCACACCTAAAAATTCGTCAGCAGCAATCTTAAACTTATTTAAAATAATATCTCGTATCCTTGGATACTTTTCTAACACTCTATAATTATTAGGTGTTTGATCTTTACCTACATCAGACTTTTCAGCAATAACATATGAAGTGTCATCACGTAATTCGGTTGTATCTTCCTCAATATAATTCAAGAGGATATTAGATGCGAATAGGGGTAAGTACCCCTTCATGTTTTGTACCATTTTAATGTGGGTCGTATCGATGAATAACTGAGTATACTAGTAATGTACTAATCAAAATAATACACACTAGAGGTAGCACTAAATGCATTATCTATCTCCCTTAGCACGGTGCTCTGACTTATCTATACTGAAACTACCACCAGGATATCTCTTCTCTAATTTTTTAACATTACCTCTGACAACATCATCAAAGTCAATCTCTAATGCCATACATGCTTGTGCAACATACCATAACACATCACCGAGTTCAATGATGAGATGCTCTCGGTTGTCCTCATTCCATGGCTTACCTTGGAATACCATCTTCTTTACTATCTCTGTGAACTCACCACCTTCAGCACTAATACCAACGGCAGCAGTTAAGAGTCGTTCAATGTTAGCACCTTGTCTATCAAGTTCACCCATACGGTCAGCAAGAGAAACAAAGTCTTTAGAACTGTCAGATGTGACAGCATCTACAAACTCTTGATAACGTGAAAAATCAATCATACTTTAGTTCTGCAAAGGATTTTTTACCCTGTACTTTTTTAACAACTTGCTCTTCAGGACCAGCATCTAGCAAATCTTTCTGAGCGTCTTCGACATCATACAGCCTCATCTTAGATCTGTCAATACCTACAACGAATCTCTTGTTTAAAGTTGGGTCATAGTATCTATTCTTTAACTGCTTAACCATTATTTGATTTTGTTCTTCGAGCTCTTCGGTAGAAATAAGAGCAAACATAAGGTCAGCAGTGGCAGGGAGACCAAAAGATTCACTGGTGTCGGTAAGATCGACATCGCTACTACCGTAGCCAGCACGGGTAGTTTGCGTAGCAGAAACGATTGGTACTCCTGCCTCGACTGCGAGTCCTCTGAGTTCTTCGGCAATTGCTTTGACATAAGTATACGAGTTTACAATAGATCCTTTGTACCTTTGTGAGGCACATATATTGAGATAGTCTATGAATATAATATCTGGTTTGATATTTCTTTTTAGTTCTAACTCATTCAATAATGATTTGAAATGTCCTACGTGAGCAGATGCAGTAGGGTACTCTTTAATTATGAGTTTACCCTGTGTCTTCTTAGCAAGTTTACTAATCTTATTCTCAAACATTACTCTAGGGAGTTCTGCTAATTTTTGTATAGGAACATTAAGTAAATTAGCATCGATCCTCTCCGCAATCTTTTCCTCTGCCATTTCGAGAGTGATGTATAAGACGTTCTTACCTTGGAGTAAGACTGAGCTTGCCACATGACACATGAATAAAGACTTTCCAACCCCTGTGCCAGCAAGAGCAATGTTGAGAGTCTTATTCGGAATGCCACCTTTTGTAATACGATTAAAGAATTCCAAATCAAACGGAATCTTTTCCTCTTTCTTGTGGTAGAAGTCAAACCTTTCTTCATAGTTCTTTAAGTAGTCGTGTCCTACATTTTGGTCAAATGATACACCTAATGCATCACTTAATATTTGTGGAATAGATCCCTTATCTCTCTCTTTATCCTGACCGTCAGCAATTTTAACTGACTCCATGAGTGAGAGATAAATGGCTCTCTCCTGACACCACTTCTCCGTTGTGTCAACAATCCATTCCAAGTCATGCTCTTCCTTCGATAACCCATTTAACACCTCAATAATTTCTTTGAACTGTTCTTCACTCAGATCTGTACGCTCCTGACATTCTATACCTAATGCATTTAAAGAAGGTAATGAATTATAGTTAGTAACATACTCATGTATCTCTAAGAATATTATCTTATGAGACTTAACAGTAAAGTAATCCGACTTAAGAAATGGTAATACCTTACGGGTATACTCATCATTATAGATCAGACTACCAAGTATAGTAAGTTCTAGATTCATAGGTAGTGGAGATAAGTACCAATAATGTATTTTTTATCAGACACAGGTGGAAGTCCAGCATGTCTGTATTGCCACGTTGGTGGAAACATCATTATTCTACCACATTCAGGCTTAATTGCATAGTCTAATCTAGGGAAGTTTGTTTCTCCACCTTCAGCGACTGTATTAAGATAGAGGAAACACACCAAAAATCTACGAGCAGAAGAATAATCCTGAACATCGACATGATCTTTAAACTGGTCGTAGGCATTGTTATCGTATAATTTTAAACGGTTTTCTTCAAAGGCATACTTCAAAGGGAAGTCCTTTAATATATCGAGGTCTTCAATATAAAGATTGACAGCATCAGTAAAGATAGATGTCAATTGCATCTGTATGCCCATCCATTGAGGGTCTTTAGCAATATACCTCTGTGATATATTTAACTCATGGAAGGATGGTCTCTGTTCCCTATCAAGGTACGTCCCTTTAGTAATAGCATATGATTCTATGATTGCATCACAAAATGTCTTGGATGCTAACCCATCATAAGACTTAATATAATCTGTAAGATTAGTTCCCATACTTAAATTCCTTTGATGCACATTCATCTAATGCTTGCATTACTTCAGGAGTAAAATAGGTCTCTGGATCTGACAAGATTGCTTTACCATATACTTTCTTACCATTCATCTCATATCTACCTGCTACATTCTTCCATAGTCCATACTTCTCACCCAGTTCCAATAAACCGTAGTGCTTATCAAGACCTTTATCATAGTACAATCTCACTTCCACTTGATTATTCTCTTTAGTCAACCTAGCTTTGGCGGTTTTACATTTAATAATGTTCCCAACGACTTCCTTACCATCCTTCTCCTTCTTCTTAGTGAGATATATGATAGTACTCGCAGCGTATTTAAGACCACTTCCACCTCCCATTTCCTTTGTAGGAATATAAGCACCAACTACATCATATGTATGGTTAGTAACCAACATTGGGACGTTTGCTTTACCTAACTTCAATGTTAGAACTCTAAAGATTGACTTAACAATCTGTGCTCTAGTCATATCACGAGTCTCTTTTCCTGCTTCAGCATCCTCAACTTCCTTAGTTGTAGATAACATACCAAGAGAATCTAAAACAAACATTAAGGGTTGTCTCTTATCTGCAGGTTGTTCTAAATATTTGTCTAATATTCTAATGGACTGTGTTCTAAATTCTTGTACTGTAGTAACAGGGACAATCATCATACGAGATGAATCGATACCCCTCTCCTCGATCTGGTTCTTACTTAAAGCACTTTCAGACTCAAAGTAAATAACGCCAGCATTAGGATCAGATTCGAGGAAATGCTGTACCACACCAAGACAGAAAAATGTCTTGCCAGTACTTGACTCACCTGCAATAGCTGTGATCTTGTTCCCTGGAATACCTCCGTAGATGCTTCCTGATACAAGTCCGTTAAAGATGTAACTACCCGTATCGATAAAATTACTTGTGTCACCAGCAGCAACACCATCACTAACCAAAGAAGCGTACTCATTTCCGATCTCCTTTACTACATCCTCTAAAAAATTCATTAGTCCCTGTGAAATAATTTGGTAATATGATTGGAACGTTTCATAGCACGTTCAAACCATTTGGCTTCGTCTCTGTCGAAGAATTCCTTCTCCTCTGGCATTCTGCCAGCACCGAAGGCTTTCTGATATTCAACAATGTATGTGGTCATCCGAATAGAAATTCAAGGTTAGCAACTTTTTCTGGCTTCCATCCAATCTTATCCATTATGACCTTAATAGGCTCCAAGAAACTCTTCGAGAATTGTAGGTCATAGTCCACCTGTTTGTCAAGCCCAAACTCCTTTGGAAGAGTCTGTAGATAAGAAATCACATTCTCTCCAAACTTGTTTGGGGTCTTGAGATAAACAAATTTAATCTTCTCACCATCCTGTATTAAGGGATACTTATGAGTTAACTTGTTCTTCTTGTTATAATGGTTATACAATAAAGCACCACGAACATGTATAGGTGTGCCTTTGCTGTAAATACTGGATGGATTCGCCCACTTATTTATCCCATTGCATCCTCTGGGGAATGAAACATCTTCAACTGGTAACTGGTCAAAACTATCTCTAAATTTTTTAATGAAGATCTGGGCTGCTTCCTCATCTTCATTCATAATAACAGTTAGACACTCCTTAATCTTATCCCTACAAGCACCAGGTGTGGATGATTTAACACACTCAATACCCATAACTTTTAACTTAGGTTTAGCATACCTAACACCCTCACTATCCCATACGTTTAGAATATATCTTTTCTTAGCAGTCCATATACCTTTGTTAGCGATGTTCTCTCGCTTCATTATCATTTTTTGTTCGTACGCTCCAACGTACTCGGCCAGTTCTTCATAAGAACTTTCAATATAAGGCTCAAGTTTAGTTGCACACACCTTGTCAAGGAACTTGACAATGCTCTCATCAGTTTTCTCTCTCCCCTTGTATACACCTTCAACCAAATCACCAAGGTTAAGGTAGATACTATCGGTATCACTAGCAATAACATAATCTTCTCCTTCAGTTTTAAGTACTTTGTTAAGGTACTGATTCATCTTACCTTCAATCCATCTGATACTAACCTGACCTGACAGAGTAATTGCCTCTGCATTCGCTAGGTTGTAGTATCTAAAGTATTGATTACCAATAGCACCATAAGCACTGTTCAATTGAATCTTACGTGCCATCTGGATGTTATTATACTTACTAATATCCTTCTTCAGTTTCTCACTTGGGTTCTTTTCATACTCAGTCTTTGCTTTAAGCATCAACTTCTTATAGATGGTACGTTCATCATAGATCTTCTGCATAATCTTTGGTAGGAATCCATGTATATCCTTACGATACTGAGCACCATTAGCACATACAGAGAACTTACCATCAAATTCAATCTCTTGATTTAGAATCCGTTCAACGCTCGAGCTGGAATGTCGAGTCTCCCAGAGGGTTTCTGGTGAGATGTTGTATTGCATAATAAGATGAGGATACAGGCTATTAAGGTCAAAACTGACCACCCAATCATACTTTCCTGGAATCGGTTCCTTGACATAAGCTCCTGCGTATTTTTCGTCTTTTTTAGATCCCTTACGGGGTGGTACAACTATATCCTTATCACTTAAGTAATTGTAAATGATAGTGTCCCACATGCGTACCTGAGAATATACATCCTCAAAGTTTGCCTTAGCATCATAACTCATAGTTATGGCTAGTTCAAGTAACTTCATCTTATCTTCCAATCTGTCAATCAACTCAACGTCTTGGATGTTGTACTCTATAAACTTCTGCCAATCAGATGTATAGAAGTCTTTAAAGTTATCATACTCACTATGGTCTACCTTACGCTGACCTAGTTCAACAAAAGCGATGTGATCGAGTCTGTATGATTCCTGGTTAGTATAAGTAAACTTACGGTAAAGGTCAAGATAGTCAAGAATGTTGATCCCAGACACATCATAAGCATAATTTTTACGTCCTTGTACATAAACTTCTCGTTCGTTTGCTCTGTTCCAAGGTGATAGGGACTTCATCCACTTCTCACCTAAAATCCTATTCACCCTACGTGCAATATAAGGTACGTCATATAGGTTAACGTTCCATCCTGTAAGTATGTCTGGTGTATTCTCTACCCACCACTTAATAAAGTGGGTAAGCATATCCCTTTCAGTATCATAGATAAATGCTTTGACACCTTCAGGAACTTCAAACTCTCTTACTGCCCATACAAAAAATTCTTTCGATACCATATCTTTAATGGTAATCGAAAGCATCTCTTCTGCTGCTGCCTCTACATCAGGGAATCCATTCTCACATTGGACCTCAATATCCAATGCAAATATTTTCATCTGATTGATATTGTAATCAATATCATCGGGAAACTCACGTCGTATATATTGATATACAAAACGTTCATAACCATGAACTTCAAATCCCTCTACACCCTCATACTTTTTAATAAACTCTCTAGCATCTCTAGCAGTTAAGAACTCCATAGGAGCAACAGATCTCCCATCAAGTGTCTTATACTTCTCTTTCTTTTTGGAAGGTACAAATAAAGTAGGAGAGAACCTAGTACGAAATTGTACTGGAGATCCATCCTGATACCCCCTATAAAGAATAGTGTCACCAGCTAATTGGATGTTGGTGTAGAACTGACTCATTTACTGTTGTATAACTTGACCAAGTTTTGGCTTGGATCTAGTATACTCATAATCGTATCAGATGTCAAGAAGACATCACGTTGTGATGTAAATGCTGGAAAGGGTTCAATTTCTTCCTCAGAAAGAATCTCATAACATCCTTCTATAAGAATACTAGGTTCCTCATCCAGCTCCGTCACCTTCCCCAACAGGTACTCCTGTCTCTGTTTCAGCAGTATAACTTTCAACTGCTGCTGGAGCATCTGGTCCTCCATTGCTTCCTGCGGTACTTCCGTCTCCATGATTAACTGCCTCCACTAGTTCGTTGTATTTGTCAATAACCTCCTGAAAGGTTTCATAAGCACTTACCACTTCATCAAGTTTAAGCATGATAACATGGTCTTTTGAAAATGGTGCCCAAGGTTGAAAACTAATCTCTGGTGAAGATAGTTTTCTTATTTCTCCATCACCTGTAGGTGCTGGATCTGTTAGGTATAGATTATAAGGATGCCTTAATTGAAATGCTATTGGCTTTTCAGGGTCTTCCTTAGCTGTCACTTCATACAAATCGGCTACTACGTCTTCACCGTTTCG